CCGCCCCTGCAGTTCGTAAGGCTGAGACTGATGAGACCGCAGGTGATAGCTACGACTTCTGATGATGTATCGCTCCGGCCTTGAGGAGCGGCTGTCTAAGCATCTGGAAAAGCTGAACGTTCCCTACCTCTACGAATGTTCTAAGTACCCTTACGTCACCGAATCAAAGTACACACCAGACTTCTTCCTTCCTAACGGGGTGATCATTGAGGCCAAAGGCTTCTTTAAGCCCTCCGATAGGAGGAAGATGCTGGCTGTGAAGCAGCAACATCCAGATCTAGACATTCGCTTTGTTTTCCAACGTAATAACACTCTGTCGAAGAACAGTAAGACCACCTATGGAGCCTGGGCTGATAAGCACGGGTTCCCTTGGTGTATTTATCCCGACATTCCACCCGACTGGCTCCAATGACCCAAGACAAACTGATCTACAAGGTCGACCAGTTCGTTGCTCACCTTGAGGACGAGGGCTTCGATCTATTTGAGATCCTCGATGTGCTCATTCAGTACATAGAGCTGTGCGAGGAAGTGTATGACCGATGAAGCAGAGTTCATTAGACATGAGCCATGCCCTAACTGCCCTAGCTCTGATGCTTTCGGTATTTACACTGACGGGCATGGTTACTGCTTCTCTTGTGGTCACTGGCAACCTGGCTCCGAGGAATCTACAGAACACCGACTTCACACCCCCATGATCCCCTATGAAGGAGACTTCACAAGGATCCAGAACCGCCGAATCTCTGAGGAGGTATGTAAGAAATTCAATGTCAGGGTCGCACCCGGCCCGGTCATACGCTTTCCTTACTACTCCAAAGAGCGGCAGGTTGTTGGATTCAAAGAACGCCCAAAGTCCAAGGACTTCCGCTGGGTAGGGAAGAACGAAGACACACAGCTATTCGGACAGCAGCTGTGGGGGTCAGGCAAAGCAATCGTCATCACTGAGGGCGAGTTTGACGCCTTGTCTGTTTATTCAGTTCGCAAGAACTGGCCTGTCGTGTCAGTCCCTAACGGGGCTCAAGGTGCAAAGAAAGCACTGTCGAAAAACCTGGAGTACCTCCTGGGGTTCGATGAGATCATTCTCATGTTCGACAACGACAACGCAGGTAATCAAGCCGCACAAGAGTGCGTGCAGTTGTTCCCCCCTGATCGAGTATTCCTTGCCCCAATTGCAGGCTACAAAGACGCCTCAGAGGCCTTACAGGCCCAGGATCCGGACGCCATTATGCAGGCGATCTGGAACAAGAAACCCTACAGTCCAAAGTCCATCATTGATGGAAAGTCCCTCTTTGACTTACTTAGCACTCCACTTCACGGTAAGGATGCTGACTATCCCTACGCTGATCTCAATCGTGTTACTGGTGGTCTTCGACTCGGAGAACTCGTCACCATCACGGCTGGATCTGGAACCGGTAAGTCAACTCTCTGCGGTGAGATCTGCCAACACCTGATCAACCAAGATCAGACCGTTGGATACATCGCCCTAGAGGAGTCCATCAAGCGGACGGGCCTCAGGCTCATGACTGTAGTTGCAAACAAACCCTTACACCTAAACAATGAGTCAATCACCACGGAGGAGTTTAGATCAGCATTCGATCGCTCTGTTGGGAGTGGTCATGTATTCCTTAGGGATGGTTTCGGTTCTGTTGATCCAGACTCGATTCTGAATGACATCCGCTACATGGTGAAGGCCGATGGGGTCCAGTGGATCATCCTCGACCACCTCTCCATTCTGCTGTCCGGGAATGCAACCGATGACGAGCGGAAGATGATCGACGTGACGATGACCAAGCTTCGTTCCTTCGTTGAGGAGACGGGGATTGGCATGGTCCTGATCAGCCACCTCCGCCGTGCCCACCAAGACAAGGGGCATGAGGACGGCGCTCAGGTTTCACTCGGCCAACTCCGAGGGAGCCACAGCATCGCCCAGCTCTCAGACCTCGTCATAGCCCTTCAGAGGAACATCACTGCCGGTGAGAACCGATCACAGCTGGTGGTCCTGAAGAACCGCTTCAACGGGCAGACAGGCCCCTCTGGTGAGCTTGCCTTCTCGACCGAGACGGGACGCCTCCAGGAGGCCCTTGACTTTGGCCCAACCGATTCCACTACGCCAATTACCTACGATGACTTCTAAACCACGGAAGTTGGTCTTCTTCAAGAAGGCCGAATGCCAGCCCTGCGATATCGCATACGCACGGCTGCAACTGGTGCTTGCTCAACACCCTGAGTATCACCAGTACGTAGCGGTCCTCC